TGACCTTTCCCAGGGCGATGACTTCTGTGCTTTTACATTTCTGTTCCCTTTGCGAGAAGGTTTCGGAATTAAAACTAGAAGTTACATCACTTCTTTGACGTTGATGAAACTTCCTGGCGCTATGCGTCAGAAATATGATGAGTTCATCAACGAAGGAAGCCTGCACGTGCTCGAGGGAACAGTGCTCGACATGATGGAGGTATACGACGACCTTGACGCGTTCATTCTGGAGTCAGAATATGACGTACGTGCTTTGGGATTCGACCCGTACAACGCGAAAGAATTCGTTACCCGCTGGGAAGCTGAGAACGGCCCCTTTGGGATCGAAAAGGTTATACAGGGTGCAAAGTCGGAGTCCGTACCGCTGGGGGAACTTAAGAACCTAAGCGCCGAACGTCTGCTTCAGTTCGACCAAGCACTTATGACATTCGCCATGGGTAACGCCATCACCATGGAAGATACAAATGGTAACCGAAAGCTTCTCAAGAAGCGAATGGATGCCAAGATCGACAATGTAGCTGCAATGATGGATGCCTATATTGCTTGGAAGGCTAACAAGGAGGCGTTTGAATGAGCAAGTATTACGGAGATGAAGAGAAGCCTTCTTTGGAGTCTCTGATTCTGGAACATCATGGTGTTGTTGGTATGAAGTGGGGAGTTCGGCGGGAACGCGAACTTGAATACCACAAGTCTATCGCTGCTGGTAAGGGTAGCCGTCGTCAGAGACTTAATTACGGAATGAATGTGGCCAAGATGCATGAGATGGTTAGGCATGGAGGCGATATTCAGAAGGTTGCCGCAGCCAGAGTTGCGAAGCTCGAAGCTCAAAAGTCCCGGTATGAAGCAGGTAATGCCACCGCTAGGGATAACCTTCGAAATCTTCGTAAGAACGTTGGTGCCAGTCCTTATCAGATAGTCACACGGGGCAAGGTCAAGAATCTAACTCAGAGTTAACGAATTCTAAGCATGTACCCCCGAAAGGAGGTGAAGTATGGGTTTTCGATCGTTTGTGAAGCACGCATGGAATGCGTTTACCAATTGGGATGAAAATTATCAGGCAGTTCAAACTTACGCCGGTGGTTCTACCTTTGGGGTGTATCCCGGTCGAACTAGGTTGAACTTTTCAAATGAACGATCGATGCTTTCGTCGATCCTCACGCGAATGGCTATAGATGTCGCTTCGATTCAGATGACTCATGTCAAGAATGACAGTGAAGGACGATACCTGTCTGACATTACAAGCGGCTTGAATAACTGCCTCACTATGCAGGCGAACGTTGATCAGTTTCCTCAGCAATTTCGTATGGACGTAGTCATGACGATGTTCGATAAGGGCGTCGTTGCTATTGTTCCAGTTGACACGACTAGTGAACCGATCAATTCGAATGCGTATGACATCCTTACGATGCGTGCGGCAGAAGTTGTAGCATGGTACCCGCAACATGTTCGTGTGAATTTGTACGATGAAAACAAGGGTTATCGGCGACAGATCACGCTTCCCAAGAGCATGGTCGCGATCGTTGAAAACCCTCTGTATCAAATCATGAACGAGCCTAGTTCAACTCTACAACGCCTCATTCGTAAGTTGAACATGCTCGACCAGATTGATGAACAGTCTAGTTCTGGGAAGCTCGACTTGATTATTCAGCTTCCTTACGTCATCAAGTCTGAAGCTCGCAGACAACAGGCAGATCAGCGACGTAAGGACATTGAGTTTCAACTCAAGGGAAGTCAGTATGGTATCGCCTACACTGATGGAACTGAGAAGATCACTCAGCTGAATAGGCCAGCAACAAATAATTTGATGGATCAGATTACCTATCTGACTCAATTGCTTTATGATCAGCTCGGTCTTACCGATACGATCATGAATGGCACGGCGACTGAAGCTACGATGAACAACTATTTCCATCGTACTACTGAGCCGATCCTCATGGCTGTCATCGAAGCCATGCGCGCTACGTTTCTTAGTAAGACAGCAAGAACTCAAGGTCAATCTATTACGTATTACCGTAATCCCTTTGCTTTGGTTCCCATGGCTGATATGGCCAAGATCGCGGACATGTTCTCTCGCAACGAGATTGCAACCGCTAATGACATTCGCACTGCAATTGGTTGGAAGCCATCGAAGGATCCGAAGGCTGATCAGTTGATCAATAGCAACATGCCTACGCCTGCTCCTATTGCTCCAGCCCCAAGACCCACTGGGCCGCCTAGTGATCGCCGTCGAATCCCTGGTACCTATCCACCGAATCTACCAAGTACGGCATCTACTCCTATAACGGCTCTCAGCCCACATTTGCAAAGACAACTCATAGGGACTGGAGGAAACAGTCAAAATGGAACCTGATTTCAGTGGCTGGGCCACAAAGGCCAACCTCAAGTGCTCCGATGGCCGAACCATTTCGCCCGAAGCTTTCAAGCACATGGACGGACAGCAGGTTCCTCTCGTTTGGCAGCACGGACATGGTGATGCTGAGAATGTTCTCGGTTACGGCATTCTGAAGCACAAACCTGAAGGTATGCGCATCGACGGTTTCTTCAATGGAACCGAACGAGGAAAGCATGCTAAGGAATTGGTGAAGCACGGCGACATCAAGTCGCTGTCGATCTACGCGAACGACCTCGTTGAAAAGAACAAGTATGTCATTCATGGAAACATCCGTGAGACCAGCCTTGTTCTTGCCGGTGCCAATAAGGGCGCCCTCATCGATTTCGTCAACATCAAGCACGGCGATGGTTATCTCGAAGCCCTCGAAGACGAGGCCGTTATTCACACGGGTCTCGAATTCGAACTCTACCATGCTGAAAATGGCAATGGTGGCGACGATGATGACACCGTCATCCCTGAAGTGATCGATGATATCGATTCCGACATGGGGGACCAGACCATCGCGGACATTTGGAATTCGCTCACTCCAATTCAGCAGACTGCCGTCAGCTACATCGTTGACGAAGCCGTCGAAAACGCCGCTTCTGATTCCGATTCCGATGTCGATCAGAACACCGAAGACACCGAAGACACCGAAAACGGCGGAGGAGACCTCGGCCACCAGGAAGGAGACAACACCACCATGCCTCGAAACGTGTTCGATCAGACCGACAACCAGGCGGGCACTGGCACGGCTGTGGTCAAGAGCGAGCTGAAGCACGCTGACGCAATCTTCACGGCCCAGGACCGAAAGGCGATTTTTGCCAGGGCTGACAAGCTCGGGTCTCTGAAGCAGGCCGTCGAAGAGCACTGCCTTGAGCACGGCATCACTCCGATGGACGTTCTGTTCCCGGAGTACAAGAACCTCGACAACACTCCGCAGTTCAACTCGCGGCGGATGCAGTGGGTCCAGCCCTTCCTGGATGGTCTGTCCCACAGCCCGTTCTCTCGGGTGAAGTCCATCGTTGCTGACATCACCATGGACGAGGCCCGTGCCAAGGGCTACGTCAAGGGGAACATCAAGCGCGAGGAGTGGTTCACTGTTTCCAAGCGCTTCACCTACCCGACCACTCTGTACAAGAAGCAGCAGTTCGACCGTGACGACGTCATCGACATCACGGACTTCGACATGGTCGCTTGGGTCAAGGCCGAGATGGACCTGATGCTGAAGGAGGAGCTCGCTCGAGCGATTCTCATTGGTGACGGTCGTGACATCGCGGACGTCGACAAGATCAAGGACCCTGCTGGCGGGATCAACGGCGAGGGTATTCGTTCCATTGTGAACGAGCACCAGCTCTACAAGACGGATGTTTATGTCAACCTGACGTCCACCCCGAACTGGGAACTGGTCGTCGAGGCTGTCATGGGTGCCATGAAGTACTACAAGGGCTCTGGGAACCCGGTCTTCTACACCACGTACGCAACCATGACCAGCATGCTGCTGATCAAGGACAGCATGCAGCGCCGCATCTACGCGACCAAGGCTGACTTGGCTTCGGCGATGATGGTGTCGGACATCGTTCCAGTCGAGGTCATGGAGAACGGCCCGGCGAACATCGTCGGCATTATCGTCAACCCGGCCGACTACAACGTCGGTGCTGACAAGGGTGGCGAGGTCAATATGTTCGACTTCTTTGACATCGACTACAACCAGATGAAGTATCTGATCGAGACGCGTCTCTCTGGCGCTCTGACCAAGGTCAAGTCTGCTCTGGCCGTTTGGACTGTTCCGTCCACCGACACTTCTGTCACTCCTGTTGCTCCGACCTTCAACACTTCGACCGGCGTCATCACGATTCCGAACGAGACCGGCGTTGTTTACAAGGACGGCAACAACAACGTTCTTGCATCTGGTGCTCAGGCCGCGATCGCTGTCGACACTACCTTCGTGGTCACTGCCACTCCGGCTGTCGGTTACTACTTCCCGACGTCCGGCGTTCAGACCGCTTACTGGGACTTCGCTCGCCCGGCTCCGGACGGTCAGAACAGCAACCCGTGATGAGGTGATTCTGGCATGAACAGATTTCACGGAAAAGTTGGTTACGGAGAATCTGTTCAAACGGCGCCTGGTGTGTGGACCGATGTTATAACTGCAATTTCTTATTTCGGAAACGTTACTAGGAATACGCGTCAACTACGGGAAGGTTCGTTGGTTAACGACGACATTACCGTAGGGAACAACATATCCATTATTGCAGATGCTTATGCCATCGAAAACTTCATGAACATAAGGTATATTGAATGGCAAGGGAGCCTGTGGACTGTTACGGCAGTCGAAGTGCAGGCTCCCCGCCTCATCTTGACGTTGGGAGGTATATACAATGGGCCAAAGGAGACTTGAGCTTCAAACGCTTCTTGAAACGTTGGCTCCCAATGTGTATTTTCAGCCTCCTGACAATATGCAAATGAAGTACCCCTGCATCGTCTACCAGCGCTATCGAGCAGAATCCGAATTTGCCGACAACATTCCATACAAGTTAGAGCGCAGTTATCAAGTAACCGTAATCGATGCTGATCCTGATAGCGCGATTCCGGATTTGGTAGCTGCGCTTCCGTCTTGCACTACAAATCGCTTTTTTGTGGTTGGGAATCTCAATCACGACGTTTATACTTTGTATTTTTAGAAGGAGAAGGATAAGTGACTCAGATCACTTGGGATGCTCCTGGTACTCGCCGGTATGAGACTGGCGTCGACCGAGGTGTTCTGTACATTCCGAACGCGTCCGGCATTTATGACAAGGGTTACGCCTGGAACGGGCTGACCAAGGTCACTGAGAAGCCCACCGGCGCGACCACCAACGCAACCTATGCTGACAACATCAAGTACCTGAACCTGATTTCATTGGAGGAGTTCACGGCGGACATCGCCGCGTACACCTACCCTGACGAGTGGGCTCAGTGCGACGGCACTCAGGAGCCCGAGCCTGGCGTTGCCATCAACCAGCAGCCCCGAGTTTCTTTCGGTATGTCCTACCGAACGATGGTCGGTAACGATCTGGAGGCTACTAATTTTGGTTACAAGCTTCATCTGGTGTACAACGCTCTGGCTGCTCCTTCTCAGAAGGCTTTCGATTCGATCAACGCCACCCCGGCTGCAATCGAGCTCAGTTGGACCATCAGTACGACTCCGATCAATGTCACTGGTCACAAGCCCACGGCCACGATGACGATTGACTCGACCAAGGTCAGCGCTTCTGCTCTGGCCACTCTCGAGCAGTTCCTATATGGCACTGCGGGCACCGACCCGTCTCTGCCGACTCCGGACGCTGTTCTGGCGATCTTCTCGGGTACTGTGACTCAGGTGGACCCGGTGGTTCCGACCTACACACCGGCTACTCACACCATCACCATCCCGACTGTCACTGGTCTGGACTACTACATCAACGGTCAGATCGTCACTGGCAACGTGGTCATCTCCGCCGACACCATCGTGTCTGTCGTTCCGCAGGCTGGCTACCAGATCGCTCCCAACGCGGATGACGACTGGGAAGTCACTTACTCGTAGTTCTGATGAAAGGAGGCTAGAGAATGCTCACCATCTTAGTCGAGATGAGCAAGGGCTTCGATGAAAGCACCAATAAGTTCACGACGCTTGAAAGCTTTACTCTTGAACTAGAGCATTCTCTAGCTTCTTTGTCAAAATGGGAGTCTTTCTTCGAAAAGCCTTTCCTGTCTGACGAATCAAAGACTCCTGAAGAAATTCTTTGGTACATCACAGCGATGACTTGTACTCCAAACGTTCCTGATGAAGTCTTTGAAAAACTTTCAGAATCAAATCTGAGCGACATAAATGATTACATCAATGCTAAGATGACTGCCACTTGGTTTGGTGACCAAGCGAAAAGTGGGAATAGGGAAATCGTCACTGCCGAGATCATCTATTATTGGATGATAGCATTGAACATCCCATTTGAATGTCAACATTGGCATTTGAATCGTCTGATTACATTGGTGAAAGTGTGCAGTGAAAAGAATGCACCTAAGAAGGAATTGAGTAGAGCTGAAATCGCAGCGAGAAACAGAGAACTCAATGCGAAGCGTAGGGCTGAATTGAATACTTCGGGTTAAGAAGGAGGTTGCCCTTGTCAAAGATCATCTGGGATGCTGTTGGATCTCGTAAGTACGAAACCGGCATCGATAGAGGAGTTCTATACGTCGATGGGCAACCTGGCGTTCCTTGGAATGGTCTTACGTCCATATCAGAAAGTTCTGGAAGTTCTTCTGCGGGATCTTCCAAATCTTTTTATGTGGATGGAGAGAAGTATCTGAACCTAGATCCTAGAGAAGAATACCAAGCTACTCTGACGGCTTATACGTATCCCGAAGAGTTTGAACCATGCAATGGTGACGTAGCAGTAAGACCGGGTTTGTTTGTCACTAAGCAGAAGCGTGTTTCTTTCGGATTGTGCTATCGGACGATGATCGGCAACGATCTCTCTGATACTTATGGATACAAGCTTCATCTGATTTACAATCTCACTGC